CTGGTGGCCTCGGCACCTAGCTGGCGTTCGGCGGCTGCGCGCAAATCAGCCAATTCTTTGTGCACACGTGGTAAATGCCGTTTGCCTAGATAATCAGCAAAACGCTTCTCAATGCGGTCTATCGCAGCAATTAAAAAATTGCCATTTCCCATAGAAATATCAGCGACGCGAAAATCAAACAATGTCTCCTCTGCGTCCACATTATCCAACGCATCTAATCGCTTCAGATGATCATCAAGTGCAGGCTCAAGTGCACGATCAAGCAAATACTCTACAATAAAGCTTTTAGTGAAATAGCTGCCGCTGGATTTGCGGGCTCCAGAACGATTGTGTAGATAAATTGTACCCTTCGCTATTACTATAGGCTGATGGTCTTCGCGTAATACGTAATTACCCTTAGCATCTAGCGCGAGGTCAATATCAGCTACAGATAATTCTGACTCCAATAAGCCTTCGTAGATTGAGCCAAATTCGCGTACGTCAAGTGAACTAAAATCTATAGGTACAAACAACCTTTCAGAAGTTTCGGCCAGCAACAAATAAACGAGTGCCGGCTCAAAATAGGAATTATCTAATCTAATTTTAGATAATTCAGCGCCGGCCGAAGATACATTGGCATCCGTGCTGAATAAACTGCCACCATAAGCTGGCACACCCCATTGCGGATTACCGCTCTCAATCGCACGGAAAAGCTTGGTAATTTCGTTCCAGTAGGTGCTTCCAAGACTTGGATTTAACCCCTTCCTTTTGGCTTCAGCTAACTCTTGCGCCTTTCGCTTAAGCGAATTCTGACGATAAGTCTCATTGCTTCGATACGGCAAAAGGTTTCGGTCTTCGGCATAAGCGATGAAAAGCAGGCGGAACAGCACCGTCAGTGCCATGCGATAGGTCAGATCGAGATCTTCTGCGCTCGGCTGGCTGAGGCCACGAGCATTGGCTATAGCTATGGCAAGACGAGGCACTACTTCTTCATAGATTTGCCTACACAAACGTTCTGAGAAGTTGCCAAAAAAGTTATTTGAATTATAAGATTGAGTGTTACCCATAGAATTTTTTAGTCACTTATTTTCTGATTTTGTATTTTTGTGACTTAAAAAATCATTCATAATCCCCTTCTTCTTCTTGCTTTAGAACCCATTCAGTAACATTTCTTTTAAGTTTAGCTATTTGTTTTTCGTCGAATTGACAATCCTGAATGGCAGACTTCAAAACTGCCATAGCATCGATGGCAGGCATGTCATAGCCGTAGCCCGTTTCATCAATCGTTCTCTTGATTTTAGATAATTTGTCAAATGCTTCGGTTAAAATTATTTTAACTTCCAAAGCTTCCCTCAACACAGAATCGACAATGTCAGCTATCCTTTTTTGAATCCTATCGTCATCAGGACCACCCCAATAACGCTCGAATGCCGATTTAGACATTATATTCTCCTTTTAGCTTTTTCCAAAAGCACATCACTTATTGGAATTTTGATAAAGTCATCAAACAACATTAATTTACAATGCAGTGTTCCTCCTATCCAAGCCTGTGGAAAAACATCAATTAAGCAAGGATCATAGGCAGAAAGCAAAACAAAAATTGGGTAGTTATTTTGCCTTGCAATTAGAAGTGGAAGGCGATTGTACTTTGCGGCTTCAGCCGAAGCTTTAAGCCAAAAAGAAGCCAATAAACCAGTTCCTCGGAGGAGGAATGATGGAATCTCCAAGTCTTTATAATGCTTTAGCTCTATAAAATATTTATCTGTCAATCCATTGCCCAATGGATCAACAGCACAAATATCCCCTAATTGGGTCCTAATCTGTTCTCCTTTTTTGTTTCTTTGCGTAGCTCTGCCTCCGCTTATGGCGCTTCGCCAAAAAAGATCCTTTCTCTTGCCTCCGGAAACCCATAAGGAAAGCGCTTCAGCCACACGCCGTTCAAAGGCAGAACCTTTATTTTTGCCACCTCCTGGCTTCATAGCCTAATCTCTTAATTTAGGACGTCGTGTTTCTTTAAATTTTTCCTCAATTTCCCGCCATAGGCCAATAGTCTCTTCCCGCAATTTAGCTTCAAGTTTTCCTTCCTCTACCATGCGGATGGATTCCTCTAGACCCACTGCAAGGCTATGGTCACCTATAGCGTATTTTGCGCCTCCTATGTTGCTTTTAAGAAATTGCAAATTGGCGCGAATGTCGTCAATACCATATTCGAATAAGATACAAACCGAAGCCTTTCGATATGGCTGATCAATGCTAGACTTTACCACCTCTATCTCGGTTTCTACCCCAACAATCTTTTGCTGCTCCTTGCCGGATTCGATTTTTCTTTTGCGTTTGATTTTCTCCAGCATTGAGCATTTTAGCCGCAAGCTGGAATAAAACTCGATCGCAGCTCCACCAGGGGCCTTCCATTTTTGGCCATATGGTCCAGCATCCAGGTTTTGACGTATTTGGTTGCTGCAGACCATGAGATAATTCTTTTTGACTAATTCTCGGCATGTCAGGCGAAGCTGTTCGCTGAATTCCTTCGCCCTGCGCATACCGTACTGGTCAGCACCCTCCATCTCCATCTCTGTAGTCAAAGCCGCAAGACTATCGGCAAAAATGCCATTTATGCCCTTTCCTTTTGGCTCCCACTTTCGAATGGGCTCGAATACGTCTTTAACCGTATCCGGTATTTCATAATCAATTTTATCTACATTCAACCCAAATAGTGATGCAAAACGTTTGTTCAGGCGGCCTTCCGGATCACGGAACATGATATCCCCGCCCTTGCGTTGCACACCGCCAGCTATTTCACATAACAATACGGTCTTGCCGCATCCCGATGGACCAAAAACCTCAACCAGAATACCTCCTGGCAATCCTCCTTTAGAAAATACGCTGCCGGATATAGCTAAATCAAGAAGCGTAGAACCAGTACTTATTGTTGGTTCTGTGCCTTGAAAGGCAGGAGATTTTGATTCAACCGCCTGCTTGCTATGCTCCTCGACCTGCGTTGAAAGGCGGGTTCTCTGTAGCATTTATGCCATTTCCTCTTTGGCCTGCATGCAATCATCCCATACGGGGCAAGTGCCGCATTCGTCATATCGATCGCCGTCTATGCCCCATCGATATCCGGCTGGACATTCTCCAGATTTGACTTTTTGGGACGCCTTTGCTTTGGGCTTTTCTTCAACCTCTTCCTCCTCGTCTTCTACGTCATCCATTTCAGGCTTGACGCGAGTCCGAACATGCGAACGTGTTTCCCTTTCTTCATCTTCATCATCAGACTCGTCCATACTCTTTAGAGAGCGCCGGGGACGCTCATAAGCGTCTGAATCTTCTTCTTTAGTTTTTGATGAATGACTAGAAGAGGAATCATGATCCTCATCATTTACCTGAAGGAAGATGCGTTCAATTTCTTCATATGACTTGACGTTAAGAATTTCGTCGAGATTTGGAATCTCTTCGAGAATCTTCTCGTCATATTCCTTTTCACGCGGTAGAAAATCAATTCTGTCCGCTTTTAGATATTTGTTCTTGTTAAATTCACCTTCGACAAACCGAATGGATACGGTTTTTCCATTATACAAATCTGGGAAACCTTCAGCTTCTTCATTTTCCTGAAGTTCGTTATTCAATACAGATTGAAAAAGGAAATCGCTGATATCCCAAATATGTGGGACTGGTTCAAATTTTTTGTGATTAATTGGAACCACAATGTATAGATTACGCTCAGAAGGGCGCAATGCCGTTACTGATTCGTCTTTCCAATGCACACCTTCTTTCAACAACTTGGTCCGATAATTACAAATCGGACATTTTTCCCGAATGCTCGTGGGGCAAATTATAGATATTTTGTCAATGCCAACAGAACGATGGACTTTAAACGGACGCCTGTACCAAAGGCTTCCCGGCACAGCGATATTGTATTCATCATTCCTATCAGGATGATGAGGATCCTTTACAGGATACGGAATAAAATCCAGCAGCACTCTGCCGCGGGATTCTTCTTGGAAGAAAGGAAAATCCTTGCTGCTTATTTTCAGATAGCTCCCAAATATGGTATTCTTTTTGAGTTGTAGTTCAACGTTTTTAGATACCTTACCCAGAAACACATTTGGCTTTTTATTCATCTTTCATCTCCTTTACTCTTTACTCTTTTTCGATAAGACAAATAAGCAAAGCGACCGGCCAACAAGCCAGCTCCAACCACTTTGCTCATAACGTAAATATACAGGGGTAAAACTATGACAAAAACCAATATTAAGACAAAAATAAACATCTTCACTCTACTTTATTTTCAAGGTTTTCGTCTCTTCTTCCGTGAAGATTTACCTTACGATTGGCCATCAGTCTTTCAAAAGCCTTTCGTTCGGAACTCAAATCACGAGGAGTAGATGGTCCAGCGAAATATTGCGAAGCATGCAGCCGGACAAGATTTTCCAAAGCACTCTTCCTTTGCTCAAAGGCACGAACAGTGCCTATGGCAATGTTTTGTTCATATTCAGCATTAATATAGTCCTCACTCGCAGCCAGATAATCAGGATGAGTTAAAACAACAGCCTCAATCATATCCTTGGTTGTCTTGCTAAGACCGAATCTTTCCGGGTCCTTTTGAATTTCCAGAATAAGCTTGGCCTTCACGACTTCCCGACGTTCCTTGGCCAAGGAAGTACGGCGTTGCGCTTCTGCTGAAATATGACAATACTGAAGCATACGCTTTGGCTGATTGAGCCATTCCACATCAAGCGCTGTTTCGTCAATCTCAATATCCGCCGAATAGTTTACATCACTCATCGCCTTCGTCCTCCTGCTCCTATTATAGACAAGATTATGTGCCTTTTACGGCAGCATAGCAGGAAAAAATTATTCCAGGGAACCCACTATCAAAGGTATTTTGGGCAAAAGCTTCCATTATGGCCGCTACCCTATCATCTTCTCGGCTTAGGAGGATTGTGGCACAGTACTGCAATACTGCACGCCGAATGGATTCCGGCTGCTCGTCCTTCAGCCCAGCCAAAATCTGGCGAACTTTATGCCATTGAGCACTACCAACAAGCGCTCGACAAAGGTCAATGATTTTGGCTTCTAGGTCAACGGATTGGCGAGCTATTTGTAACCTTTCTTCAGGAGGATGAGAAAGTACCTTTTCCAAAATAACCAATGCGGTTCTTGCATGCCCTTGCGCAGTCTGTATGATTTGGTCATAAACATCTTTAGCTAATTCTTGCTTTTCTGCGATCACAACAGACCGCAGCAAGCGCTTCATTTGGATTTCGGTCAATAACTTAACCTCTACCTTAAAGCACCTGTCCTTGACCGTATCCAAAAGTTTTTGCGGTTCGGTGGTACACAAAAAATAATAAACATGCGAAGGAGGCTCTTCCAAAGCCTTCAGCAAGGCGTTTTGGGCATCACGGGATAGCTGATGGCACTCATCAAGCAGCCAAGCACGTCTTTTGCCATGTAAGCCATGAAATGCAGACGCATTCCGCATTTCCCGGATTGTATCGATGCCACGAAAATCTGCAGAATCTATTTCCCTAAAATCCTCACCAACACACCCCAATCTGGCCGCAGTAATTCTAGCTAGGGTTGTTTTACCGCAGCCATGTGGGCCATAGATAAGATACGCATGTGGCGGATCATCTTTATCTACTAAAGATTTAAGTGTGTTTACCGCTTCTGTATTCCCTATAACCTGCTCGAATGCAGTAGGGCGATATTTGTTATATAGTGACATGATTACCCCTCCATTAGTTATGGGTTTAATCCTTAAACGGACGCATTTCAGACCAAGGCTTATCTACATCAGTAAGCTTAATTTCTACATTAATTGGCACATTAATCCAGGTGAAATTTTTAGGTAATTCCTCACAAGCCAAGCGTCTTATATTAGTTATAATATAGTCAAGTTCATCAGGATGAACATCCAAAAGCATAGAATCATGAACCTCACCAATAACTTTGGAATTTAACTTTTCCTTTTGGATTAATTCATCCATACGAATCAATGTCCAAAGCAGCCAATGAAAGGCTACCCCTTGGACTGGATAATTAATCGCCTCATTCCGTCGCATTTCACCTTTACAGCGAAAGCCAGTCAACATATCAATGTAGCCGTTTTGCTGATAATTAGCGTACCAATCCTTTCTCCATTGATTATAGACCTTGAACCTGCGGTTCCAAAAATCATCCTCAACTTCTTTTACATGCTCGGTAAAATCAGCCAAAGATTTGATTTTGTGTTGTCTGAAATGATCAGCCAAAGATATCCCACCCGGAAGGGGCACGCCATCACCTGCTTTCCATCTTCCCATGGAAGGAAGATTACCCCAAGTGCAAGCTAAACCTTTGGCACAATTTTTGTAATAATCTCCATAAAATTGTGGGAAAACGAATGAATTCTTCGCTGCTTGCCGAAGCCTGTATAACTCAGGAACCCCCTTTATGCCGTTCTTTTTGATGATTGAGTCAAAGCTATCCAGAATGAATAACTGATAAGCCAAATCACCATGCATATCTGACTTAGGATCACGTAGATATTTGAGCATGGTTGGGTCGCGATGATATGCCGCCGCAGCGCTTACTTCAGCGCCAGAAAAATCAACTTCTATCAATAAATGCCCTTTTCTCGCAAACATGACCGAGCGGCATATTTGCATGGCCTTTTCATCCCGAATTGGGATGTTCTGCAGATTAGGGGCTTCAGCGCTCGATCGATACGTTCTAACTGTATGTAAATGAAAAAATGGATGAATAAACCCATCAACTTGTTCACGTACATACGCGCTTAAATATGTGCTTATAATTTTGCGATATTCTTTAATAGTCAAAAGGTCCTCTAATTCTGGTACATTTAATTCTCTTAAAGATTTTTCGTCAGTACTCCCTCGCTTTCCGCTTGCTGTAACTTTTGTTGGATTTAATTTATATACATCATACAGCATTACACCAAGCTGGTCATTGCTTTCGTAATTTGTCTTTCTTCCAAAATGCTTATTCCAATCATTTGCAAATTTGGTTGAACTAAATTTATCAATAAGATTCTTAATTTTGTGTTCCATTTCCTTAATATGAAGTTTACACAAATCTACATCTATGCGAATGCCTTGCCGTTCTGCTCGATTAAGAGCCAGCATTCCTTTGTGGAGCAAAAAATAGCCATTCAGCTGTTGTGCTGAATTTCTAGATGACTGCATCATATTGCGCCGAGCTCCCTCATTTGCTTCAAGGCAATCCATCTTGTAAACAATGAATCCAGCGCGCAATAGGTGAGAACCTGATCTTCACCAAGATCACGAACCGCTTGATAAATATTATTTTTCGAATTTGAGTTTTTTGAATCCAACGATTTTAGATAGGGATTTATGTATGAATCATACCCAAAAATCCCAAAATTAATGTAAGTCTGAAACTTCAGCCCAGTTATTCCCGGCCTATTGTCCAAAACATGCGCGGCCAGCATCGTATCCCATTTCCAGTTTCTCGTTTCAGTTTTCAGCAAAACAGCTGACCACGTATCTTCAAATTTGATATTATGTGAAACCTTAGGAATATTTGGAGAACGCAAAAACCTATGCCATAAATTCATTATGCGCGGTCTTTGAGGATCCATGAATGCATAGGATGCCTCTTCCGTGCATACGGAGACACAGACAATATTATGCCCTTTATCATACGGCTTAAGCCCGGTTGTCTCGTAATCAAATGCACAAAAATCCCCTTCCTCACGCTGCAGGATACGACGTAAAACAGATTCGATTTCTTCTTCGCTTTGAAGAAGCCTGACATATTTGCGATAGTCGCTATAGTCAGGTACTTTTGTATTTAGCAAATCAATGGCTTGCTCTATGTCTTGTCTCCAAATGGTTGTGACCTGTTCAAGGTCATCATCCTCTGATCGCTCGACATAACTCGGATGGAATGTCGGACATATCCATGCTTTTCTCTTTTGGTCTGGAATCGCCCATCCACGCCAAAGAGAAATGCTATGGCCAAATTCTTCACTAGCAGTGATGACAGAATTTACGGCACTTGATCCCAAAAGTAAAATAACATGAGCTTCATTGCCGCTTAATGTCGGCTGAACAATGGTGCTTCGACAATAAGATATCTCACGTTCTGTGGGAGTACGATTATCGGGAGGCCGACAATTTACGGCATTAAAGCTTAAGCAATCCTGCTCTATGTCAATATTGAATCTCTTAAGTTCAGATTGCAGCCTTTTACCTGATTTCCCTTGCCATGGCATGCCTTTTTCATCTTCTACCCTACCAGGGGCCTCTCCTATTATAAGGAACTTTTTTCTATTCTTCCCCCATGCTCCCATTCTGGGAGTTTGAGCATGCCTTTCTAGACCGCATGAATAGCAAGCGAAATAGCTGCTTCTCGAATAAGTTATGTTTCTCTTATCAAACCTTTCGAGTTCTTCAGGCTTGAAGAAGCCAAACATGCAGTCTTAGCTCCACTGGCAAGGGAAATACAAGCTTGCCTAGGTATTATAGACCTTTTTTGGTATAGTACGCAAAGAAACCACATGCTCCCATTGATCGTGCTTGAACTTCATGCGATCACGATCTTTGGAGATAATGCAAGCGCTTTGATGCTTGCATGCCTCAAAAATAAATTCTGCTCCAACCCCAAAATCAATAAGTTCCCCAACATAATCGATATCAAACTCCTCCTCAAACCATCCAGCCTCACATTCAGACCGAATAGTTATCTTGCCAGACTCAATCCTGACATTGAGAGGATGGATTGTGATGCGATTTACAGTTTTCACGTTCGCATCGACTTCGCTAAAAATGCCTGCTCTCGCCAATGCAGGAGCAACCTCCTTGGGGAGGTAAATCTCATGCCCCTCTACATTGATAACCCTAGAAAAATCTGGATAAGGGGTACCCTCTTCTAGCAAACGAGAGCTAAAGATAATTCCATCATCGGTTTTAAAATGAATCCAAGAAGCTTCCCTATTAACAAGAAATGATGTAACTTTATAGTTCAAAAGTTCCTTACACGGCTCAACCGGGATCAAAAGTTCCCTAGACCCCATTCCGCCTTTGCATATATACCGCGTAAGGCAAAGACCATTGGTCGTTTCAACAAACGACCCGTGTACGTGAATGGCCTTAAGATAATACCTTGAATCTTCCCTTGATGAGCTAGGCAGCGCAATCCTTACTCCTTCCAAAAAATCCTCAGGTAACCTGTTCCAGTCACCATCGTAGTTTAACTTTGGAATTTGAATTTCTTTGAACATCTTCAGTCCAGCCTTAGCTCGGCCAAACCGAATTCGCAATTCTTTATCGTCTGGCTCAAATCGAACCGTATCTTGGTCCACTGAGCTCAAAAACTCGTAAAGCTTCTTCCCCGGCACTGCGCCTGTAAATCCATTCAGCTCAGGCACAGGGCACAAAATACAGATAGAATCATTGCGCGTTACTACATTGCCGTCAAAGAACGCAAAACAATGAAACTGTGCCCATTCTTCTTTGCCCAATCCAGGAAGCGCTGCTTTAAGCGCAGAAAGCAACTCACTACGGTTGATCTCCATTAGGAGCCCTCCAAAGGTTCAAAAATTACAACTGATCAGTCACGCACTCTAATTTGAATATAGTCATCATCAAACCTGACTGCTTCATACTTTTCAGATCTGAGTATTTTCTTAACGTAATACTTAACCGTATCAACCCCCATAGTCTTAAAGCCCAATTCTCTGGCCACAGCATTGTATTTATCGGTTATTTCCCGAGGAGTGCCGCCAACCAGCAAAATAGTCAACAATTGAGCGTACCAGCTATTTGGGTCTATCTTGCGGCCTTTCTTTTTAGGTCTCTTATACAATTCTTTAGGAAATTCCGGTGCCGCCACTCCCTTGTAACTTTTATGATTTTCTTGAGAAGTATAGGTATGTCCTTTCTTTGACTTTTCTTCTACCTTATCTGCATGCCCATTTTGTGAATCGGTTTCTTCCTTAGCTTTTACCTTATCCTCCTCTTCTTCTTCCTCCCTATTTTCTTGATCCTCTTCATAATATGTTTCATCATTTTCTATAATGTCATCCGCCCCCCATCCAAGACGAATAAGTACGGCGGTTGTATCATCACTGAATTCATCTTCAGGGGTGAGGACACGAATTGCCTCTTTTATATTTTCCTCAAGTTCCTCTTCAGATAAAGTTACATCAATTTTAGGTTCCAAGCCAAGCTGCTCGTTTAGCTCAATGGCAGCCTTAACCAGCTTAGACCGGTTGTCCTGAGGGTTGTCCTGAGAGTGAGTTTTTCTACGAATCATTCGTTTCTCCTTTTGATAACAAATTTAAAGGCTTTCCATTATCTAATATAGACTTGAACCTCCCCACGGCTAAAGCCGGGGGATTCTGGTTCTTGCTACGCGACCGCTTGCGCGGTCGTTTCGCGTACCCAGTTCGGGGCCGGTTCATGCGGCCCGCCCGTTGGAACATCAAGGACCAACGGGCAGCACAACCGATGCCAATCCCGGATATTCATCGCAGCATTGGCATCGGCGTGCGCCTTGTATCCACACCGTGTGCAGACATAGGCATGTTTATGACGTTTGTTGATGAATCCGCAGCGATGGCAGCTCTGGCTGGTGTAGTGGGGTCGTACTTTATCCACCACGACTCCAGCCTCCAATGCCTTGTAGCGCACAAACGTCTCCAGCTGATAAAACGGCCAGTAATCCCGGTTCTGTCCGGCGTCCGACTTGGTATCTTTACGCTGCTTTGAGGACTTCCGTATGCCAGAGAGATCCTCGAAGCGGATACCAGCAGTCACCCGTTTCGCCAAAGCCACCAGCTCCTTGCTGATGCAATGGTTGATGTGTGTGATGATGCGTCGTTCTCGCTGTTCCAGCTTCCTGACCGCACGGTATTTCCCAAGGACCTGAAGCTTCCTTCGGCGTTCGGCAAAGACCCGGCGTACATGCCGGATTCTTGCCGCCTTCCAGAAAACGACCGGCCCATTGGGAGTGGCCGCCACCATGGGCACATTCTGTCCACGATCCACGCCTATCCAGCGGTCTCGTTTTTCCGCATCGGGAACTTCCATCGATACAGAAAGGAGCGCATACCAGATACCGCGACGGGATTGGAACAGTTTGATGCTTCCGGCCTTGGCCGAGCCATCCATAATCGCCTCAAGAAGATTCCTGTGAGAAGCCACATGGACTTCTAGCGGGATCCGTTTCTTGATCCCCCGCAGCAGGCCGAAGGACACGCTGAAGGTGTCTCCGACCCGATGCAACGTCCAGTTCTGGTTATTGGTTTCCAGAGGCAGACGGCGGAAATGCCGGACCTTGGTCCGGGCATTGGCGTTGCGGATGGTCTGATTGATCCAGGCACTGCCGATCTCAATATCCGCGAAGGACTTGCTGGTGAGCTTTCGGCGGTCTTCCTTCGACAGCGACAGGATACGGTTGGCAACATCAGTATTCAGTCGTTCCAGGCGCGCAAACTCTTCCGCCTTGGTCTGGTTGAGACGAAGGAACGGAAGTTTGAGAGTCTTGGTGAGCGTTGCCATGGTTTTATTCTTGCACATCTTGCGATATGTTGCAAGATATATTATCTCGGCTTACATCCCCATGCCTGAAGGCAGGGGCTTTACGCTGCAATCTGGTAAAAGTTAAGGCCCAAGAGCAAGATAGAAAAATTTTTTCTGTGGATAACTTATTCTTCGATGGCTTCAATAAGTGATGTGATCAAATCCTGTTCCTCGGGTTCCCGTCCGTCCGTAACTAAATCGACAACCCGGCGCTTGTTGTCCAATATCCTGACAATCGACCGATCGATCGTATTTTCTGCCAGTAGATAATAAATATTTACCGCATTTTTTTGGCCAATACGGTGAATACGATCTTCAGCTTGAGTCAGCTCTCCCGGCGTCCACGGCAGCTCCAAAAAGGCCAAAGAAGAGGCTGCAGTCAGGGTAATGCCCATCCCATCCCTTTTCAGGCTACCAACAAACAACAGGCATTTCGGGTCTTCCTGAAATTTACGAATGGCCTCTTGGCTTTTGGACTTGTTCCCACTGACCGTTTGAACAGCCACTTTTTTAAATCTTTCCATTAATTTGTCTTGAATTTCAATATGATGAGCAAATACCACCAACTTATTGCCGCCACTTATTTGCTCTTCAATCCACTCGCAGGCTGAATTTAGCTTCGCAAGAGCAGCAAGCCGCTTGAGAATTGTAACTTTTGTAAGAGCAGTCGCTCCAACAAATTTTGCCCTATTTTCTACCAGCCATGCCTGAATGTCGTTTTTAGCTTTAATATATTCTTTATACTCCTTTTCGCTGACCTCTATAGGCACATAGCTACGGATTTTATCCGGTAATTCCGAAAGTACCTCGGACTTCAATCGACGAAGCATTATGCCGTTGTTGCCGGTCAGAATTTGATACAACTCCTCCGTATTGGTTGCTCCATCCATATTCCAGCCATAGCCATTATGGCGCAATCCACAATAGCGCTGAGCAAACTTCCATCGGCTTGGAAACAGGGTTTTATCAATCAAGTTGATGACATTAAAATACTCGATTGGCCGATTGATGACAGGCGTACCGGAAAGTGCGATAAACCGAGACTTTGGGCACATATCTTTGACAAGCCGCTCCAGCATTCTTGTGCGGATTGCTTTTGGATTTTTGATTGCATGCGCCTCATCCGCAATCACAATTTTTGGTTCTGCATCCAGCAAAAAATCTATCCAATGCGACAGGATATCATAATTTATGATTATGATGCTTCCTCTAATTGGATGAGGATTTTGACCAGACAAAACTTCAATGTCTTTGTCTTGAATCCAGCTGCGTGCTTCATTTCGCCAGTTTAGCTTTAGCGAAGCCGGTGTGACGATTACTGCTGGCCTCAATTCTGGATGAAGCTGCAAATAGGCAAGGACGGTAATTGTCTTCCCTAAGCCTTGCTCATCCGCCAATAAAGCGTTCCCGTTTCGTTCTTCTAAAAAGGCAACACCTTTTGCCTGAAATGGAAATAACTTTTTCTTTAATCCCGGAATATCAAAAATAGGGATTAATTCTTTTCTCTCTTTGTTTTTTGCAACCTGCAAAATTTTTTGTGGTAGCTGATCTTCGGGAATACCGTTCAGCTTAAACCCAAGATCAGCCAATTGCTCGATTGCATACCTCGAGACAGGAACAGTCCAATATTTGGCATCCTGTTTTGCGTGAAACATACGGCCTGGCAATTTCTTGATTTGTGATACAGTCCAAGGGTCGTAT